AGAGCAAGACTTCTGGCGCAAGGATCACCGGCTAATCTGGCAGGCGATTGGCGACAAGATCAAATCTGGGCAAGACCCTGACGCTGTAACCATGGGCGAATGGTTTGAGTCTCAAGGGATTGACGAGCTTGTCGGTGGACAGAAATACATCCTTCACTTGGCGAACACCACCCCGAGCGCGGCGAACATTCGGGCCTATGCCGCTATTGTTGCCGAGAAGGCCACGCTACGCCGCCTACTGGACGCCAGCACGGCAATCGGAAAACTGGCCCATAGTCCCGAGGGGCGGACTATCGAACAAGTCACCGAAGAGGCTAGACGCTTACTGTCTGACACCATGCCCGTTGACTCTCGGGCTGTGATGAGCGCTAAACAGGCTGTGAAGGTATCGCTAACCCGCATTCACGAACGCTACCAAGACGGATTGAACGGGCGCGATCTATCTGGACTGGATACCGGAATCCCCTCGCTAAACGCCGCTACAAGCGGGCTACAGCCTAAAAAGCTCTACATCCTGGCGGCTCGCCCGAGTATGGGGAAATCAATGGTTGCCGGCCACATAGCGGCGGCGGCTGGTAAGGCGAACAAGCGTGTTCTGATTTTCAGTCTCGAAATGGCTTCCGATGAATGGTCGGATAGGTTCTTGTCTGCCGATGCTCATGTGGATTCGTCGCACATTGAGAACCCGGTCAAAGCGCCAGAGGAAACTTGGGCCAAGATCACGGCTGCAATCGAGCGCATCCAAGAATGGCCGATCTTCATTGACGACTCTGCTACCCAAAGGCTCGCCAGTATCGAGGCGCGCACGATGCAGTTACACGCTGCGAGTCCGCTGTCTCTGCTGATCGTGGATCACTTGGGACTTGTGGATATCGACGATAACAAGAACGTTGCGCGGCAAATAGGCTTGGTCACGAAGGCGCTTAAGGGGCTCGCAAAAAGATTAAACATTCCGGTTCTGTGTCTCTGCCAGTTGAACCGCGACGGCGCCGGGAAAGAGCCGCACATGGTTGATCTTCGCGAGTCTGGCCGAATCGAAGAGGACGCTGACGGGATCATCATGCTTCACCGTCCGAGGTATTACGAAGACGATAATTCACCTACTCCAATCGGATACACGAAAGCATTCATCCGGAAACTGCGCGGCGGAAAGGTGGGCACGCTGCACTGGAATTCCGCAATGCACATCATGACGGTTTTTGAGTCCGAACCGTACTTTCCGCCAGTGAAAGAACCCCCAGTCAAGCAGGAAGGCTTCAAGAGGAAACCGCGCAATGAGCAATTTCGATAAGCTCCGCTCTCGCGTTCCCGAGGTAGATCGGCTGTGCCGAAGGATCGACGCTAAGGACTTCGCTACCAGTCAGGAAGTGGCTGATGCGCGACATGCGCTGGTTTCCGAACATCTTCCGAGGCAGTCAAAAATTCTCTTGACTCCCCCGCCACGTATGCCATACTAGCGCACATGAAACGAACCAGTATCTACTACACCGAGTCAATGTTTAAGCGTCTGAGGCTTGCGGTAAAGAAAACGGGTCTGACGATGGCCGAGAACATACGGAATGCGATAGACAGGTATCTCAAAGAGTTGGGACTTTAGGAGAAGACCATGGGAATGATTACGATCACGATTCAGGGCAGTTTTGGGGCAGCACGGACAGAACGCTTCAGCGCCATGAAGATTGGGCACGCTGGCGCAGTTGCTGAGGCAATCAAGTATCTCGTTGAGCACGAAATGCCGAAAGCGATCAAGAACGACCACGAATGCCAGAAGGACGGGATTGAGCCTTCGGATGGGTTTGGTGGACTCGGGAAAATCATGACGCCGAAAGCATAGTATCCGACACCGCCCCTAACAAACCTGGGGCTATAGGAGGGGTTGTGAAATCGAAGCAGGAACTTCTACCAATCGAGACCGCTCCGAAGGATGGAACGGAAATCATCTGCTATGACGGCGATTACTTCGCAATCACTAGTTGGCAGGTAATCCCAGTTTACGGGCCTTCGCATCGTGACAAGGTGCGTTCCGTTGCGTGCTTCCCAATGCCGGAAGGACATCACAACGCTAGCGAATGGTATCCGCAGTGGTGGGCTCCGCTTCCCCATAAGGAAGGTTGAAAATGGATAAGAGAACAGAGTGCCGAGATTGCGACGGAACTGGGAAAGAATGGTTCCATGTGTGCTGCGGCCACGCTGTTAACGGTGAGTGCTGCGGCTCGTCGGATACGGAAGAGGACGCATGCCGACGCTGCAAAGGTAGTGGAACCGTTTCAGCTGACGACATGCAGAACCGAACAGAGGAATACATGTGAACGTACTTATCTCAAGGGAATTGCTCGTTGTTCTTCGTGACATGGTAGACGACGCAATTTGCGATGAGACGAGCGCAGAATCGGCCAAGTTCTACCGGCAGATGCTTGCGAAAGTTGATGCTATCTTGGCTGAATCCAAATGAGCATTAATTTTGTCCTAGACAAGAACTTTGAGCCACCAAGGAACCCGGTTGAGTTCGCCACGGTTCGCCTTGCGGTTGATGATGACGGCGTTTCGCACTACTCGATTGAGTGCAGGTTTGCGGACGGGCAGAAGTACGCGCCTATAACCGTGGATGGCGATCACCCGGAACTTGCGCAACGCATAGTGGAAATGCTTAATTGCGGAATCCAAGAGGTTAAGGCATGAAGATGGAAAAGAATTTGGATGCGTCTCCCGGACTATTGCCATGCCCGTGCTGTGGGCAATCTGTGTTGATGTACAAAGATTCCGACATGGCTACACCTACGCACTGTGTGGCGTGCAGTAATTGTGGGATTAGCACGGGCTGGTCAGCGTTCCGGCAAATGGTTGTTGATACGTGGAACCGCAGGGCGGTTACTGGGAACAAGCCATGAAACTGAAGCTATGCGTGATCGTAACCGACGCGACGCAAGCCGTTAGCGCTGGCGGTGGCGTTGAGGTCAGGACTCATGTGTTTGACCTTCCTGAGCGCGCTTTAGCGATTATCGAAGAAGTCTATTTCTCGCCTTACGTGTCCGTCACTCTAGGGATAAACGAAGACAATGAATGAAGGCGAAGCAAAAGACGCAATCACGGGAATCCTTCACCCGTTCTTGGACGCTGGGACATTCGCCGCTCCTGGCTGGGCGATCAAGACGTATCTCGCAATGCAACCGGACGGTGAAGGTAAGCGGCAAGCAGACCCGCTGCCATGGATGAGTATCGACAAAGCCGTATGCGACGACAACCTAGCTCTTGTGTACTTCTCAGACGGCAAGATGAAAATCTGCGACCTTGACCATGACTCAGATTTTGAGTGGTGGAAGAGTCGCGGCGCTGAGAAGTTCTTTTACCTGAACCCGCCGAAGGAATCAGCATGAGTGCCGCCCTGAACGCGCTCGTTAAAATGTACGGCGAGCGACCTAGCCGAGTGAACCAACATGACCTAAATGTTGAGGCGCAGATTGCAAACCAGAACTATCACAACAAGAAAGAGTTGGCTGAGAAGTGCGCTGCTTACGACGCTAATCGGGACGCATTTTTGCGCGGATGGGAAGAATGCTATGAGGCGTTCGTAACTAACGATGACGTTGAATGAACGCTTCATTCCGAGCAGGGCAGAGAGTGAGGATTGTTATGGCTAGTGACCCAGCACTCGTTGGCCGCGAGGCAACTATTGTGAAGCGTGGTCAGCTCGAAACGAACGGGTTGCTCGGATGGTTCCTGCATGTCGTTGGAATAGGCATCGTGACTCGATACGGGCGTCCTGCGGTTGCGATGGATTGGCAGATTGAGCCTATCCTTGACCGACCCGAAACTCTCGAATGGTCCGACGAACGCTGCGTGTGGAATCCTGATGAGGTAACAGCATGATCGACTGGGACGCAGAAATTGCACACTTTATAAGGTTTGCTAGCTGCATTCCTGGCGTTCGCTTGCGTCGCGACGGGTACAGCTTCCGCGACAATGTAGCGCAGAAGATGTGGCAAGCATGGGAAGCGCGAGCACGCCACGGACGTTCATGGAGGGCTGAATGGTGATGACCGTTCAGAAGGATAACGAAAGTCTAGTCGATTGGATCAAGCGCAGACCTGATGGCGTGGTGTTCAATACCGTGGTTGAGACCGAACAAGACATGACTGGGCTGTCAAAAGCCCTGCAAATGCCAGACCGAACGTATGCCGATCCTGAGACCGTAGAAAGGTTTTATACATGGCTCGCGAAACACCCGAAGTGGCGCAACGTGAGCCAAGAGGAATGGGATAATTTGTTGGCAGGAAAGCCAGACGACATGCTGCTTCAGTACGTCCTATTTGAACGATTCTTAGAGGGCTACAACAATGAAACCGCCTGACTGTCCGTGTGTTATCTGTGGGAAGGATTTCGAGGAAGACGATGTTGTCGCCTACGCTGAAGATGGCGACCCGTGTCACGCGACTTGCCTTGAAGATATTTAGCAAACCTGGGGCTATAGGAGGGGTTGTGAGACTACATAAGATTCAGATGCGTCATTGCGCACCGAAGGACTGCAAAGAATCCATTCTGCTGTACGTCCTAGCGGATTCGGATGCTCAGGTTCTGGCGCGACTGGATGACAGGAAAACCCATTACACATGGGGCGGGTGGAAGGAAAAAAGCGAAGAGCCAGACGACGACGGTAATCCGCCAGAGCCCATTGAGATTTACGACGACAAATGGAACGTCATTGGCACCGAGACTTGCATTGAGCGGATGCTGCGCCTGCGCGGTGAGTTCAACGATCCGGATGCCAGCTATGAAGACGCTTACTACGGCGTTACGCATTATGGCTGGTCAGAAGGCGTGGAAATTTCCGACGAAGATGCAGCGACACTTATCCGCTTGGGGATTGCAGAAGATTGGCGAGAAAGCCCGCATGATTAGGCTATCCCTTCGTCGCTGGGCTGCCTACCATTGCCCCGACTGGACGCGTACTCGAATCTACCTATTCGGGATTTGGACGCCGTTTTACACTAAGGAATCTGCGAAATGAACCGTGAAGATGTAAGAATCCATATCGGCGTTATCAGAGAATGGGCCAACGGGTCACCTGTCCAGTTCAAAAGGCTGGGTGATGGGAAATGGGAAGATATCGACGAACCGTCGTGGTGTGCTGATCTTCAGTACCGCATCAAGCCCAAGCCGCGCAAGGTGACGATTGCCTATGTTCCGGGAAACGCCGCATTCGAGCCTATCGTTCAAAGTTCAAATTGTATTACCTTTGGTGATGGGGTGAAATACGTTGAAGTGGAACTGCCCGAATGACCCACCCCATCGACTTCCCTATGCGCTGTTCAGTCTGCGGCTTCGATATCGAGGATGAGGACGAGTTGGCGTTTACTGAGTCAGGCGCGGCGTGCCACGAGGAATGTCGGGAAGAGTGGGAATTGCTGTGAGCCAGAAGTTCCTACTCGATCCGAAGGACAAAAGGCGGGATACGATTCTCGCCAATGTCCTGGCTTGTATCGGGGCGCTTCCGGCAGATAAGCCGTGGTCTATCGAGGTTAAGCGGTACGTCAAGGAACGAACGAACCTTCAGAATTCCGCCTTGTGGGGTTGCGCGTACAAGGCGCTTGAGGAAGCCAGCGGTAACGATCCAGAAGACTTGCATATCTACTTTTGTGGGGAAAACTGGGGTTGGGTAGAGGTTGAAGTGATGGGGCAGCGGAAACGCAAGCCACGCAGGACAACCACGCATGACGAGAATGGCAAGCGGGACGTAATCGAGACGATAGAACTGGCAGCGTTTTACGAGTTCATTCAGCGGCGCGCTATGGAAGCTGCCGGCGTATGGGTTCCTGATCCTGATCCGAACTGGTTTAGGGAAAAGAACCGGCCTGACGTTGATTTGCAGTTCCCGCCGGAGGATTGATGAGCACAGCCGAAGAAAAACGCTGGTTCGCCGCTGTCGCAAGTCTTGAGTCGTGCGTTCTGTGTAATGTCTGGGGTGTACAGGTGGCCCATTCAAACCGGGATCGCGGAATGGGGCAGAAGTCGAAACCATGGATGACTGCCGCATTGTGCCCATCATGTCACGGAGAAATCGACAACGGACGGGACATGAAACAGGAAGATCGTCGCGCACAGATGGATCGCGCAATCGTACTCACACACGCTGCGCTTGCAGCTAACGGAAGGATTAAAATATCGTGAATTCATGGAACTTTACTGGCCGGTTGGGCCGCGATGCAGAACTGAAAACCCCGAACGGTAAGCCGCTGCTGAGTTTCGCGGTAGCGGTGGAATCTGGGTGGGGCGACAACAAGAAAACGACATGGGTTGAATGCACCTTGTTTGGAAAACGCGCTGAAAGTCTCGCGGATCACCTGCTCAAGGGCTCGACTGTCGGAATTTCCGGCGAGCATGGCGTGCGTGAATACAACGGGAAAACTATCACTACCTGCAACGTGCAGGACGTTACCTTGCTGGGCGGAAAGCCTGCTCAATCTGCGCCGCGTCCGGTGCCTGCACCGAAGCCGAAAGAGCCGGAAAGCTCTGGCGCCCCATTTCAAGATGATGAAATTCCTTTCTGATGCAAGTCAAGCCCGGCTGCTACGAACGCGATCCCGCCTGGGTTCCATTCACTCAAGAACAAGCCTGGGCACTGATGGGTTCAACCGAGAAAGAACGCTTAGAGCGTAGGGCCGCGTATCGGAAGGCATGCGGAATCAAGGAACCAGACAAGCGCAAGGGGATGAAATGAAACCGCACCTTCATGGACGGTTGAGTGTTAAAAAGTACGGTGGCCAGATTGTGGACTATTCGGCTATCCACGAGTTCATTGACTCAACGAAGATCGCAATAGCGGATGTTCGGCACCGCGCCATTCTGCACTCAGCATGGGGAATATACCTCTGCGCCAAGGTGTTTGGCGACACGATCACGAATTCAGACGGGAAGCTGGTAAGCGTTCGGGACGTAGCAGAGGACCACGTTTTGCAGGACTTGGGGTTTATCCCAACACTGGAAAGGTGGTTAGGGACGATGCCGATTGAGGGGTGGATGAGCGGGACTGTAAAACGCACACGCGTTATTTCTTTTGAAAACCACGACTAGGAGAGAACCATGTTTGACCAGTTGAAAGCTATTGCAGGACAAGCCGCTGCGGCTAAGGCGAAGTATATCGAAGAGGCTAAAACGCTGCTTACGCCTGCCATCCTGAGTGTGTTCAAATTCGATGAAGTGGAAAAGGTCAAATGGACTCAGTACACACCATATTTCAACGACGGCGAGCCTTGCGTGTTCAGCGTCGGGGATATATACGTTCGCAGCAACAAGTCTACTGAAGAAGAAGGCGAAGAGGATGAAGGGTTTGAGTACATTTCCTCTTACAACAAGAAAGTGCCAGATGGGTTCTCTGCCGAGGCGTGGGCTGCACTCAACGAGCTAAGCGACGCGCTCAGCGGAATGCATGACGTGCTCGAAGAGGCGTTCGGCGATCATGTCCAAGTCTTCGTTACCCGCGAAGGGATCGAAGTCGAAGAATACGAACACGACTGACATGAGCAAATTCGTAGTGCCCAAAGACGTTAAGCGCCTAACCGCAATCCAGACAGGCGTGCGAAACCGTGCCGTAGCGCAGAATTCCCTAATCCGGATCGGCGGGAACACAATGCTGATGAGCGAGGCGTGTCGAATCACTGGACTGCACAGCAAGGTGATACGGCAGAAGGTTCGGGCTGGGACTTTGGACTTGGCCTGGCGGGGTTTGCGTGACTGATCGGTTTATCATTGAACTGCCGTTCCAGACTTTGCTAGCCAACGTCTATAACAGCATGTACCCCATGAAGCGCGGATGGTATAGCCAGATGCTTTGGGTTCACCTATCCAACGGTATCCCGTTTAAGCTGAGGCCGAAGGTTCCGTGGGAAAAGTGGTCAATCCTGATCGAGCGTGAAGGAAAGAAAAAGCCGGATCACGGGGCTATCTGGTCAGGCGCGAAACCTATCCCCGATATCTTGCAGCCGAGGTCCGTTCACAAGCTCGGGCTAGGGATCGTCAAGAACGACTCACCCGATTGCCTGATCCACTGGGCAGCGGAACACATTCAAGGCCCGCGCAAGTGGACTAGGGTCACGATAATCCGGGAGGACTGATGTTCGGTATCGTAGCCAACGTGATCGAAAGCAAAACGTTCCGGAACGGGGCAAAGGTTCTCGTCATAGGCTGTAACGGGGACGCTGAGCGGCCTATCGTCGAAGGACTCTGTAAGAATGGCCACAAGGTTCAGGGCTATACGGCATACAAGAAACTGGCGAACTTCCGCGCGAAGTCAGTAACGGATGTTCAGGCCGGGTATGTATGGCCTGAATGGCGGTTCGATACGCGGGAAGACGCTGAAAAGGTTGCTGCAAGGCTAAACGCAACCCCTGATTCAGCGCACTAGGAGAGAGTGCCGTGACCCGCAACGAAGCTGTAGCCCTAGCCCGTAAGCATATAGATTCCTACCATCCTGGGCGGCATCTGGACTTTCAGCCTATGGAATGGGTGATCGCGGCTGTCATGGAAGCATCTGGTTCTGAGTATGTCCCGCAAGCGCCGGAGTACGTCATTGAACAGGAAGAATTGCCATTCTGAAAAGACGAAGCCCCGACCATTGCGGCAGGGGCTTCGGAGTTGCAACCGCAGGTGTGTTAGCGGTACTCTCGTGGTGCGAACAAGAGAAGTGTGGAAAGGATACCGATTTGGTACTCATTTGCAAGCACTTTCCTCAATCGCCGGCACGGCTCCCGTTAGTCATGCGGGCTTACATTCCCGGCAAGTCACCAAAGATGTTGCGGACACAAACAAATCGCTCGCGCTGCTGACCCCTTGCAACGAGCGCCGTGGAAAGGACGCTTATCACGTCCCTGCCTTTGTCGAAACGCCGACAAGCTGTCGTGAGACAGACGGGAACGCTGAGTACCATGGAACCCTCAAGAGCCAGAGCACAAGCAAGGCGGGGAGCTTCCACGGGAAAAGGGGCTTGCGCACTCGAAAGGAAAATTATGTCAGCCGGTCGCGATAAAAAGGCCAAAACTCGCCAGCGCAAAGAGCAGCGGTTCAAGGCTTACGCACGCAAAGACGAGCGACTTAAACAGGTAAAGGTGATTCGTAAGTCCAAGCGACAGAAGCGCTCAGCACTGAGGGCCAAGAATCGCGGTGATATCGAGAAGTACAACACTTGGCTTGGGCGGCAATCCCCAGATTGCAGAAAGCAAAATCATGTTGCAAACCGCAATACATGCGCGGGATAATCAACTGCCGCGCATTGGCGGCAGCAGCCAACCTCGCCGTTGGCCCTGGGTTTGCTGGCTGCGACTCAGGAACAAACCAACGGCGAGGCTATTCCAGGAGAGGGAATGGAACCGCAAACCGAAGTCTTCCAAGCTAGGGCACCACGAAGCCGTTTAGAACAACTATCCCGCTGCGGTTCTGACTTGCGGGGTGAGGCGGCTACTGAGGTTGTCGGGAATCTGGCTTGCGGAAACAGTGAGCCGATAGCCCGATTGTGGGCCGATGCGGCGCTATTGGCAGCAACCCATAGGCCGGTAGGCGCAGACACGATAACCGCCCTAACGAATTCGCTACTGGCGGACGTTCTAAGCCGGTTGAAACCGCTGATCTACCGAAGACTCAAGGGTAGGGTATGGATCGCTAGAAGCGTCCTGTATTCGGAATTTGCCCTACTGTCATTAGGACGCCGACACCTAGACCAATCTCGGGACCGAGCGAAGATAGCGAAGATGCGCGGTTCTGACTTCGCTGCCCTGGAAAACGACATAGTTGCAATTCTTCACGATTCCATAGAAACCGCAGCCAGTAACGCAAAGAGGCCAGAATGGTAATGATCGAAGGTGAAAAGGTTCGCGGAACACAAACCTGCATAGGTTTCATTCCCCACCTTGAGTTATTCGGGATGCGAATGCCTATACAGGTTGAACACTGTGGGCCGCTTTCGTACACGAAGCTACCGAAGCCGAGGGTTTACGGAACTTCGTCGGTTTGGGCGCTTCCGGGCGGGCTGAGTTATGTCCACCGTGAGCCCGTAAAGGTTGTGCGATAACACAGAAAACAGTTGCACGGGCGCTCTGAACCCTGTAGATTTGTATAGTCGCCGGATGGTGACGTTGCATGTTCAAGTAGCTTGACCTTCACTCCAAATGCGCATGCGGAGGGCCTCGCTGGAGGTAAGCTACTTGAGGATGTAGCGCAGGCTGATGCGCAACATGTGGCGGACTAGAGACAGAAACTGGCAAGCACTTCCGACGATAACCAGTGAAGCCGGGGATCAGCGCCGGTCATCCTCAATCAAGCCTGTAGAGGCAGTACCAGCGGACGATGCTGCTGGAAGTCGGCGCTACTTAGTAGCTATACGGCGGGAGGCACGAGAGCCAATCACTCCCATGCCGGCTTGAACCAACAGCGCCCCTTAACCGGGGCGTTTCCTTTTCCGTGTCGTGAGCAATCCGGCCTTTCGAGCTGGCTAGATGAGCGGTTGCGGGGTATAGAGCCAAGCCTTAGCGATCCAGCTGCCAGACGACACCCTTATCCCTTTCGGCTGTTCCCCTCAGCCGAGGCCCGCCCCTGTGAATCTCCCGCAGGGTGGCGGGCCACCTATTCAGCAAGGAAGCCCATGAAAGCAGCGAAAGAGATTCGACAAGCCGTAAACCGTGAAAGGTCTGCGCGTGGTAAGCGCAATGGTGTCGTCCCGTATTTGCTCGATCATCCAATCTGGGAACGAAAGATCGCGAAGAACAAGCATATCGTGCGGGCCTTCGTCGCCATCGCACTGCTCCTGTCCTCAGCAAACGCCGGAGCCATCAACCGCGACGATCTAATTGCCTGCATGCTCGGACAAGCTCCTGAGCATAGTGTGTGCCCGGACCCATGAGCGGTGAAGTCACCAACGGGGAGCGGTTAGCCGCCCTCAAGCAAGCGTTAGAGGGCATGGAAGACGCCCTACTGCTGCACATCAAGGGCCTTGAGGAAAGGCTGATTGCACGAATAGAGGCCACAATCAGGCGCGTAGACGCGTTGGAAGTGGCTCACAACGGTTTCCGGGATTCCTTCTCAGACGAGAACGGAGTAGTTACAGGGAAAGCCGTGATGAACAGAATCGTCGGACTGGAAAAGACGATCAACGGATACAACCGCATAGCGAACATGGGTAGAGGTGCTTTTTTGCTGGCCGGGTTCCTGCTGCTGATGGCAGCTAAAAGTATCTGGGAGGCCCTGGAATGGGTGCTGAAATGGGGGAAGGGCTAGAAGCCCATGAGGTACGGGTGGCCCGCTTGCTGGACAGGTGGGAAGCTCTGAACAGGTTATCTGCCCCAAGCAACACGAATACCGCGAGCACGGTTTTCAACATGGGCGGGGCTGGATTTCTGATAGGCGCCGTTCTCGCTGTAGGCGGCATCTCTCTAGCCTACGGATTCCACAAGGATGCGGAGACTGAGCGCATCCGTGCAATCTCCGCGATGGAAGTCATGGCGGCTGAAAGACGTGCTGACATGAAAGCTATTGAGTCCGTAAGACAGGAATTGTCCGCTGTCCGCGATCAAGGCAGCGTGACAAACGCATACGCCCTTAAGCATGAGGGTGACATAGCCAAGCTAAAGGCAGGTGTTAAATGAGTTCAGCGGCGTCAGTAATCATCATCATCAACAATCAGATAGCGAGCTTGAACGCCACGAAGGCGCGAATCGCTTCCGATCTTGTGACGCAACAGCAAATCGACGACACGGCAACCGCCATGGCTCCGGTTTCGGCCAGCGTTCAGTCTGCCAGTGCGGCGGCGGGTGTATGAGCAAGTCCGGATGGATCAGTGACAAGGGCGGATGGATCGGCGAAGGCGTTGGCGGCGGAATCGACAAGACTGGGTTTGTTGGAAAAACCTACCTTAGCGACGGTTCCGAGGGGTTTTGATGCGAGTCTCGCCCGATGGGATTGTAGCAATCAAGGGATTCGAGGGGTTTAGCTCAAAGTCTTACCCCGATCCTGGCAGTAAAGATGGGCACCCTTGGACGGTGGGCTATGGCAGTACCGGGATTGACGTATTGCCCGGAATGTCGATTACCGAACCCGCAGCGGTAGAACGGTTGCGTGCCGATCTGACGAAGTTTGAGAAGGGTGTAGAGGCGCTGGTTATGGTTCCGCTGACCCAGGGACAGTTCGATTGCCTCGTCAGCTTCTCATACAATTGCGGCCTGAAAGCGCTTGAATCATCCACGCTACTGCGCAAGTTGAACCGTGGGAACTATGACGCGGTGCCTGCTGAACTGGCACGGTGGAACAAGAATGACGGGGTTGTCATGGCTGGGCTCACCAAGCGCCGGAAGCGTGAGGCTGACTTGTGGCTGACGCCATGATTGTCTATGCCTTACTTGACCCGGATACGAAACTAGCTAGATACGTAGGGCAGACGGTTTATCGCGGAGAAACGCGCCTATCTAATCACATTTCATCAGCTAGACGTAAGAAAAGGCCGAAGGTTCTAGGGTGGATAAGTCGGCTTCTAGGGCAAGGTAAACGCCCCGTCCTAATGGAGATTGAACGATACGAATCGCACGCCGAACTGATGGAAGGTGAGGTTTACTGGATCGCACAGTTTCGCGGCCTTGGGGCTAAATTGCTGAACATTCTTCCTGGCGGAGAGTCTACAGCTGGGTTTCGGCATTCCGAGGCGATGAAGGACAAGCTCAGGGCGATCACTGGCGAGAGGCATCCTAACTTTGGAAGGGTGACGCCGCCAGATGTGCGAGAGAAGCTGTCAATGAAGACTCGCGAGTGGCTAAAAACAAACCCTCCTAATCAGCTTGGTAGAAAGGCTTCCCCGGAAGCGCGACAGAAACAGAGCAATGCGCAGCTCGGGGTTCCTATGAACCTTACTCAAGAGCAGCGGCTCAGGAAAGCTGATCGTCACCGAGAATTGTGGAAGGACCCGGAATTTAGAGCAAAGATTGCCGGGAGAAAGGGCTTGCTAAACCCAAACACAGTAGTGATCGTAGTGGACGGTGTGAAGCGGTGGGTAAAGGACATCGCGCAAGAAGTTGGTATGAATCCGTCTGCTGTCAGGCGCCGATTTAATAAACATCTGATTGGGAAAGAATCACTCACAATTAGTGATTTCTCGCGTAAGCTACCAGAGCGCTATAATGGACCGGCGCGCGAAAGAATGGATGATGAGCCTAAGTGAACATCCCTGATCTACCGGAATGGCTCACACGCGAAACTGTCGCCATGTTCGCGCTCTTGGTTATCATTGCTGCCATCTGTGTTATGTGGATAATCGAGCAGCGTCGCAATCCACTTATCCAGTGCTTCGATGTGGTTACGGCGGATAATGGCCGTCTCGCTAGCAACAAACTATTCCAAGCGGGTGCGTTTATCGTGACAGGCTGGGGAATCGTTTTCCTGATGATAGCTGGGCGTGCCGGCGCGATTGAGCTTGCGGCATGGGGCGGAATGTGGATCGTTGGGTATGCAGTGAACAAGAAACAGAACAATGATTCAGTTATCGAGGTTGCCAAGGTTGCCGGCGATCCCCCGCCTATCCCGCCTAAAGTATCTGACAAGTCGTGAAACGCGCCCTTCTAGCCACAATCTTCCTATCCATCCTAACCGGTGCGTGTATCACTGCGTATAGCGCTGGGCGGTTCCACAATGCTGAAATGAGGCAATGCCCATGAATCCATGGTTGATCTTAGGGCTGGTTCTGGCCTTTGCTGGGACGTTCGGCGCTGGTTATATGAAAGGCGACACGAACGCTACTGCTCGGGCAGAGGTAAAGCTACTGAAGGAACGCGCTGATGCCGTGACCGCTGCCGAGAAGTCCAGGATTGAATGGGAAGCCAAGGTAGCTGAGCAAGAAACGAGCATCAAGACGTTGAAGGAAGCGCAAGTAGCCGCAGCAGAGGAATACCAAACATCACTTGCTAAGGCGCGTCGTGCGTCTAGCACAATCAGCAGGGGAGTAACCGCCAGTGTACGTGCTAACCCGCAAGACGTTGCTGTGTGTGGTCTTTCTGACGACACTTTCAGCTTGCTCAACCAGCAAATCAATCAGGCCAACATTGTCACCGGAAACGCCACCCCCGCCCCCGTTGGTGGATTGCGACCCGGCATACAAAGCTGCCCCTTCGGCGATTCCGAACCTGCAAACGAAATCCTATGCGGAGCTGGTGGAAGCCTTCGATTCCCTAGTTACGCTGTACGGTGAGCTGGGCGGGCGGCACATCAAACTAACTGGTTGCGTCAACGATTGGCGCGACAAGACAAGGAGCATGCAATAATGGCAGTATCCCCGTGGTCGAAAGGCTTCTCACGTCAAAGCGACAATGACGGTCTCGTTCGCGTCAAGATCGTAGACGAGTATCTGGCTACTGAATCGGAAGCCGTGAAGGCCAAAGTGTTCCAGCGTTTCATGTCCGAGCCTGCGTATCGCGCTGTGAAGAAGTGGGGTGATGGTTCGGTGTCCGGTGAAATTGTCAAGGAAAAGGCTTACCGCAACCTCTGCGCCCGTAACTGGGTGATCCCCGGAATGGGTTTCAGTTTCGACGCAATCGAATACAAGGTTGTTCCCGGCGTTCCGAAGACTGATTTCAATAGCCCGCCTGAAGCTCAACGGAAGGCGGCAAACGTCTGGACGCAGCAGGGGATATTCACTGAGACGCATCCGGCCGTTCTGGAAGGCAAGACGACTGCAGCCATGTGCTGCGACTGGAACCCCGCAACCGGTACGCCGGAATGGTTCCTTGAACGCGTGAAAGAACGCGTTGCACAGGTCAAGGCCAATATGGGCGGCTCTAGTGGGTTTGGTAAATGAGTTCGATAGTCTCAAGCATCGTCCAGAGTATCGCTAGTGGGATCGTGGGCGGATCGGGCGGGACCGGAGAGCTAATCCCAGACGGCGCAATCACACTGGACGACGGAACCACTTACGTCATGCTTGATGACGGAACTACTTACGTAACTACGGATTAAAGAACATGGCGACAGTCAAAATCAGTGAACTGCCTACTGGGCAGAAAGTCGGGAATGTCATAGCTGAGACGCTTACAATTCAAACAGCGGTGACTTCAGGAAATTCGCCGGGGGTGCGGCTCCTACGCAGTGATGCCCTTACCAATACAGCGGCGATAGGGCTTGATTTGCGTCACGAAACATCCGGGACGCCTGCTGCCGGGCAGGGTGTAACGCTGACGTTTTCGGTTGAGACGGCTTCGGAAAATGTCGAAATCGGTGGATCAATTGACGTAGTAGCTACAGACGTAACCGACACCAGCGAAGACTTCGACATGAATCTTCGGACGCAGGGTGCTGGTGGTACTCGGGCTACACGTCTGAAGCTGAATGCGCTTGGTGCAACGGTCACCGGACAGCTTGTGCTCGGGAATGCTGCCGTAACCGGGCTGGTAGCTGGGGCAGAGGCTGCACTGACAAACGCCACGATCACCCTCACGGATTCCACCGGGCAGGTTTACCGAATCCCTTGCATCATCTAACCATGACCGACTGCACCGCTAGAACAGAACAGACCGCAATCAGCTTTATCCCCCAGGTCCGCGAAGAACTGTCAAAGGTAGAACGCATGTACCACACCACATGGCCCCACATGGCTGTAGACAGCCGCTGGCCTCTGAATGGGGCGATAAACCTCATCTGTGCCGGGGCGTCCCAGACGGTAGAGGATGAGATTGGTAGGGAATTGGGTAGGGTGTTGAGGATTGTTCGTGGCTGATATCTACGCCCTTATACACCCCGATACCGGTGCGCTTCGGTACATAGGGAAAGCGAACTGCGTCCGCACACGTTTTGCTGGACACATTCGGGATAGCCGCAATCGGAACACCCCACTGTATGCGTGGATTAGGAAGCTAGCCGCTAATGGGCTAGAGCCCGACTGCGTGGTGATTGAGGAAAACTGCGCAGAATGGCAGTCCAGAGAGAAGTTCTACATCGCTTCCGGTAAGGCCGCTGGGTATGACTTACTGAATATGGCAGAAGGCGGGGGTCAACCGTTTTGTCCCCCAGAAGTGCGCAGTGAGAACGGGCGAAAAACCCTAGCCAAGTTGCGTAATGGCGATTACGAGGCAAAAAGGAATACGAAGGAAGCTGTACTCATTGATGGGTATAGTTGGTCCCTGAAAGGGTACATAAGAGCTGGCGCGACAGAGAAAGCTGAAAGCATCAGGCAGCACATGCGCGATCTGTATGCCGAAGACCCGAAATCCTATAAGTGCTGGAAGAATGTCTAAAAATCAGGTTAACGCAGGCGGGAACGGTGTAGCCCCTGCTCAAGCGCTACTAGACGCTGAGGGTATCGACCGCATATGTGAACGCATCTGCGACGGTGAACCGCTGACCCATATCTGCGCTGCGATTGGGGTGTCGTTCGGGACGCTTCAGACGTGGCTAGAGGCGATCCCTGAACGTTCCGCACGTGCGAGAGAGGCTAGGCGAGTCACGTCTCGTATGTGGGACGAGAAGGCGTTACAGGGCATTGAGAGTGCTGCTGATCCATTCGAGCTGGCTAAAGCGAAGGAAGCGGCCCATCACCTACGCTGGCGGGCTACCAAGATTGCGCCCGCTGACTACGGCGAGAAAGTGACACAAGAACACACAGGCGCCAACGGTGGCCCGATCCAATACGAAACCGTGCCAGATGACGTGCTCAAGAAGGCAGCGGCAGACCTAATCAAGCAACTATCTACTGAACTGAAGGAATGACATGGCACAGGAACTGATACAAGGCGATTCGACGGACTTCATCAAGTACCACGACAGTAGCGCTTACGAGACGTGCGTGTATGCGTGTACGGGCCTGGGCGCGGCTGAGACGGTGGCGATTGCGCGGAATGTGGGCGGTACGTTCGTCACCCTGTACGACTTCAACGCTGGCGGGGCCACCAATACGGCGGTCCTGTTCACTGGAAGCGGCGGAACCCCTGCGAACGTGTCGATGATGGAACTACGTGGCGGCTACTACCGCTTTGACGTATCCGCAGACCCTTCCGGAACCGTGCTGATTACGGCGGACGTTGGGATTAAGAAGGTTTGAGCCCTGTACCAAATGGTACATCCCCTAATCCGGGATCAGGATTGCGGGCTTTTATGATACCGAACCGCCAAATCTTCTGCTAAGGTATCGAAAACCTATACTTTCACCCGAGCATCCCGGTTCCGGATGCAGCGCCGGCTAACTGCCGGTTGGATTCTTCCAACGCAAAGGAAACACAATGGCAATTACCACGAATGTAGAGCGCAACCGCGCACTGAACACTTTCCCTGGCGTCCAGCGTCGGGCACTTCTGACGATGTTCGGCGATCCGCTGGAAGGCAACGGGCTTCCGAACGGGGCCACTGTCACAGCTTCTGAGTCGCGACAGGGGGCTATCCGGCAGACGACTCTGCGATTGACGGCCACCCCGCAGGCTGTAGTCAATGGAACTGAGTACCAGGGAACGAAGATTTTCGATTTCCCGGAAGGCCAGATTCTGGTGATGGGCTGCGTGGGCTCTATCGCTCAGACGACTACTTCGGACCTGACAGCAACCCTCAACGCTTCCGTGACCGGCGCTCTGGCTCTTGGTACGGCTACAGCATCGAACGTATCCCTAACCTCGACGATGGCGAACATCGCCCCGAGCATTGCGTTTACCTCTTCGGCCACGATCAACGTTGCCGGCACTGCTGTTGTCCCGTTCCTTGCGGCCCCTGTACTTATCAACGGCACTGGAACCGCTGCGGATTTGTACATCAACACCGCCTATGCAACCACGGGCGATGTGGACGCTGACGCAACCCAGACTTTGACGGGAACCATTATCATCACTTGGATGAATCTGGCGGATCAGTAATGCCCACCAAGGCTCAGCTAGACGCGGTCATCACAAAGATGCAGGGATCGCAAGACCTGAGTCCTGGCGGTATTTTGGCACTGAAGGAACTGGCATTCGGACTCAATGAGTTGACATCGCTCAAAGAGTCCGATCAGCTAGAGCTTGGGACATCGTACGTAGACGTAACCGGGACAGGGATTCCTGTCTCGGCTTACGGTGTTTATGCGTTCGACTATAGGTTGATCCTTGACTCAGACGCTACGACAACCGCGATTTTTGCGGCTGTGAATGGGCCTGCGTCGCCCCTGTCGATTCACTACACCGTAACCTACTGGACGGCTACCCTGGTGACCACAAGCCAGCTTGCAACCGCTTATGACACTGTAGGGACGCACGCCAATAGCAACGGGACGACGCAGGCTATCTACGTGGTGAACGGGATTTTAAGGAACGGCCCTAACCCCGGAACGCTCATCGCTCGGGCATGCCGTGAGGCTGTGGGTTCCGGCCCTAACGCTCGGGCTGGATCGTTTGGGCGGGCAAGAAAGCTGGCATGACCGCATTTGCAATGCCTGCGGATGTCCAGGGGAAGCGTCGGGCATTGGTGGCTATTCGGGATGAGCTAGAAAGGCGAGATAGCAGAAATCGTCTAAGGTTGTATTTCCCGGATGAGGAAACTATCGGGCCTGATGGGGTGATTTTCCCGGCTCGTGAAAGATACCCGAAGCACCTGGAATTCTTCGCTCGCGGGGCTAATGTTTTCGCTCGAATGTTCCTCGCAGCGGTTGGAAGTGGAAAAACAGAGGCGCTGCTGTATGAGCTTTCCTGTCATGCACGGGGCTGGTATCCGCATTGGTGGGAAGGCGTCAGGTACAACCGCCCACTAAGCATTTGGGTGTGCGGTGGGACGATTCGCTCTGTCCGCGACATTATGCAGACGAAGTGGCTGGGTCCGCCGAAGCTGGAACACATTGGCGGTGGAATCCTGCCGGTTGACTGGCTTGACCTTGATTCGATCAGCCGCTTGTCTCAAGGCTCGATTGACTCGTTTCGCATCAAACGTGCTGACGGAACGACTACGCACGTAGGCTTCAAGGCTTACGAACAAGGCGTGGCGGCGTTCTACGGTACGGATAAGGATATCGTGGCCTATGACGAGCCGTGCCCACTGGCGATCTACTCGCAAGGGCTGATGCGTACACGAAACCGAGAGAATGCACGGGTTATCTACACCGTTGCAGCGCTTGAGGGGCGAACCGAAGCCGTCAGGTTGTTTATGGACGAACCAGACCCTTCGCGCGTCATTGTGACGTGTAGCTGGGACGAGATACCGCACCTTACTGAAGAGTGGAAAAGGAACACATTGGCGAATACGTCGATTTACCTGCAGGACGCGGTTAAAACCGGCGTCCCGAGTCGCGGGCAGGGTGCGGTGTATCCGACGCTTGAGAAGGACTTTGTTATTGACCCGATCCCGACGCAGAAACATTGGCGGTGGATTTGGGCGATGGACGGCGGATATCACAACACTGCCGCTGTCTGGGGAGCGTATGACGCAGACTCAGACACGGTTTACATCGTCAGCGAGTACAAGGATGGCGGCGAAGGAACGGACGCAGGCTTGCACGCGACTCGGTTCCTAGCTCGAAACAGAGCTTTCGGGTTCCTCAACATGCCGGGCGTTGGCGATGCTTCTGCAGTGAGCCAAATAGACGGAAAGAAGATGTTGAATGAGTACAAAGGCTACGGGCTGAATCTTCGCCTTGCCACGAAAGCGGTTGATACCGGCATCGTCAAAGTGCTGACCCGGCTGAATGATGGGCGCCTAAAAGTCTTCCGCACCTGCGAAAAGTTCCTAGACGAATTCCGCAGCTACTCATATGAAATGGACGACGAGGGCAAGCCAACACAGCGTATCGTGAAGGTAAATGACCATATTTTAGATTCATGCCGGTATCTCTGTATGGCTGTCGAAGACGTAGCAGAACGTCCAGCAGTAACCACAACGCAATTTAAGGACTTAGCCTTTGGATAATCTCGAAGATACCGAACGTCGGGATTACCTCGATAAGTACGGGACAGCGCTTGAGAAGGACAAGGACGCCGCGATTGAATGGCGCACGACTTACGAACAGCGCTGGCTAGAGGCAGAAAGGCAGCTGAGGGACGGGACAACTCGATTGTCTGGCACGAAGGACGCGGGCGGCTATATGTCCACGCCTACCGACAAGCCAGAGCATCAGAGGGCTACGGACAACATCACAAAGCCGATCGCCCGAAAGATCATTGCGCGCATCGTGAACATGCTCTTTGGCACGGATGAGCAGCAGGCAGACATTGTTCCGTCGCCGGTGACTAAGCCGACTCCGACGATGCTGGAAGGGATCGACCCTAACGATCCTGAGTTGAAGCTCAAGCTGTCACAGAAAGCCGACAGGGCAGCGGCGGCGATGGAAAAGCAGATCAAGGACTATCTTGCTGAGGCCGATTACTCGACTCAGGGGCGCTTGTGCATCAAGGACGCGTGTGAAGTTGGGACCGGTGTGTTGCACGGCCCTTTCCCGAAGGTGGTCAACAAGAAAGTCTCGACTACAACCCAGGATGAGGCAGGAAACCCGGTAACGACGTTCATCATGGAAGCCTCGATTGTCCCCTCGGTGATTCGTCTGGACTATAGGCGGTTCTATCCCAAGCCTTGCCGGAAGATGAGCGAGTGCGAGGGTGTTTTCCTTCTCGACTTGATGACGCCAAAGCAGGTTAAGAAGCTCGCCGAATCCCCAGGCTTTGACGCTGAGCAGATTGCAAGGCTTTTGGAGCTTCCGCCGAATCCGGGCATTTTGAACGACAAGGCGAACGTTTCCGAGTCAGGGGATACGAAAGCGGTCCTGAAAGGGAAATACCCGATTTGGAAGTTCACCGGCTCGATTGACACGAAGTGCCTGAACTATCTCGACTCTTCACAGAAGGCCGAGCAAGACACGGTGGACGGTGAAGTGTGGTTCTGTCAGGGGATTACCCTGAAAGCCGTCCCGTCAGATGATGATGCCGTTCAGTTCCATGTGTTCAACTATTCCGTTGATCCGGATTCTGTCTTTGGCTGGGGCGTCCCGCACGATATCGCCAATGACCAGTACGACCGCAACTTGGCATGGTCAGCGGTTAAGCTCAATTCTATGGCGGCGGCTTATCCCATTGTTGGGGTGGTGAAGGGCGCATTCGACACCGAGAACGGAGTGCTGAGTTACCCGTTTCGTAAGCCTATCCTCTTGCGCAGCGGTACGGACGACATCAACAAGGTGTTGCAGATCACGACGGTCCCCAATACGTCAGAGTCCGCAATGCTCGTTTATACCCAGTCCGGCCAGAACGCCGAAAATCACGCGATGGTTCAGCCTATGGAACAGTCGCCTAACGCTGACGTGAAGATGGGCGCGGCCATGTTCGCGATGATGCGGATTGAAGACAACATTATTCAGTCTGACGCGGCGAAGAACTGGGATGACAGCATCACAAAGCCTTTGTTCCGGTCGTTCATTGACTTTGAACTCGCTTACGGGACGAACAAAGAGGCTAAGTGGGCGTTTGATGTTGTTCCCAAAGCATCAAGCCACCTTCTCACCAAGGACATCAACGCTCAGCAGGGCATGCAAGTTATTCAGATGGCACAAAACCCTGCGATTGCCCCGTTTTTCCGGATGTATGAGCTTACGAAGATGGTCATTGACCAGACGAACCTTGATGCCGATATCGTCATGGTCACGAAGGAAGAAGCCCAGGCTATACAGGAACAACAAGCGCAGCAGCCTAACCCGGAAATGATGAAGATTGAGGCTCAGAAGGCCGTTGAGCAGATGAAGATTGACGGGGAAATGCAGGTTGCTCAACTGAAGATGCAGAACGATCAGCTTGTGGCACGAATGAATCTTGAGGCTGCGAGTATTAAGGCGGCGTCCGATCAGTTCAATACCCAAGCCGAGGCACAAGTCCGGCAGAACATTGCCGCCTTGGATGCTGAGTCGAAAGCGCTTGTTGAAGGTGCCAAGGATTCACGCGAACGCGACAAGACTGCCGCAGAGCTTCAGCTGAAGGCTGACACTTTGAATCAGGAACGCGCAAAAACCCTATTGGAAATAGCAGCAGAGGGCACGGGCGGCAATGACGTGAACCTCGCATGATTGATAAGAACACTCAGACATGGCGCGCGGTAAAGGACGCTATCGCCAAACGCATTGAGGAACTGAAACAGGAATTGTGGGACGGGCCTATCAATCGAGAGCCTAATTCAGACGCTTATAGCCGGGTTCGGATTGACGAACTCAACACCTTGCTTGAAACCTTTGGAGAAGTAAATGAGTGATATCGCCGCGCAGTTTGACGCCGATATGCAAACGCTTGGCACTGGCAAGGCATCAGAGCCAGTCCAGAAAGTAGAGAAATCTGCCCCAGAGGCTCAGGGTGTTGCAAAACCTGAAGATTCTGCTACATTCGACATTAATACGCTTCCACCGGCTGCAAAACAGTTGCTAGAGGCGGAACGCAAGAAAGCTGCGGAAATCGAAGATCGTTACAGGGAAGCTGATCGCGACCGACGCAGTTTGAGAGGAAAGATTCCCCACTTAGAGAAGAAAGTTGCTCAGTGGGAAAATGAAAAGAGCCGTGCCGCAGCGACGTCACGAGCAGACAATCCTACCGCCGCAGCGACGTCGATAGAGAAGCGTGAGCCCCCAGTAAGCCTGTTGAAAGGTTTGCCGGAGTGGGAAATTCACCGCACACAATACCCCGCAGACGCCGCACCTGTTGAATCCGCGTTTCAAGCCCTTGAGCGAAAGCATCAGGAAGAGCTTGCAAAGGTTCATGAGCAGTTCCAAGCCCAGCAGGCCGAATTGGCGAAAGTCCGGGAGTATATGGACAAGAACGTCAAGCCAAGTCTCGATTATCTGGGGCAAAGCCGAAGCGCTCAGTTCATCCAAGAGCAGAAAGCAGCTCAGAGTGTGTTCGCGGCGAAGTACCAAGACTGGCCCACGCATGCCGAGGTTAAACAAGACCCTGACACGAATGAATACGTGCTCACGGTTTCCAACGAAATGGGTGACTGGCTCGATTCTCTGCCGAAGTTCATGAGTAAGGCGATGGTGCAGGTGCTCAATTCACGAGACCCAGCAGACGCTGAAGAAGTACAGGCGGTTTTTGAACGCTTCTACGATCACATGAGCACGCAGAAGAAAACCGCTGAGCAAGCCGCCCAAGCGCACCAAGCTACACAGGTGCATCAGACCCGACAAGAGAACCTTGTCAAGCGTGCGGTTCCGGGAAGTTCTGGGGTGGGTGTCGCGAGAGCGAACCCCGAGAATTTGGACGTAGCCACCGCCTTTGACATGGACATGCAACGCCTACGAACTCAAAGGTAAACTCTCATGGCATTTAATGCGTACAACAACACCGCTAGTGGCAATCCCACTAACACCTGGGTATCCCCCGACCTCTTGATGGCTGCTGACACGGTACAGGTCATTGACCGTTCCGTGAAAAAGCAGCGCGTGCCGAAGAACAAGAACGAAGTTGTGACATGGCTTCGTGCCGTAACTCCCGATGTGGACACCACAGAAAGCGCTGAGGGCGTTTCCAAGGCATCCCGTGCGCTGACCTACGAAAACGCGACTGTGACCCTGCAAGAGTTTGCCGAGTCCTTCGCGATTTCGTCCCGTCAGGCCGATATGGGCGAGCGTGACGTTCTGGCCGACTCGAAAAACCGACTGGTTGACTTGATCCGCAAGACCCGAGAGGTCAACGGCTGGTTCACCTTCCGTAACGGCAACAACGTGATTTACAACTCGGCTGCGATTACGTCCCGAGTCACGATCAACGGTGCGCCGACTCTTGGACGCTTCCGTGTCGCTTCTCGATTCCTCAAGGCCAACAAGGCCAAGGTTCACCGAGAAGCCACCAAGGGCTCTACCAACTACGACACCTACGCCATGGAACCGGCCTATCTGGTGTGGTGCCATACCGACTGCCAGAGCGATATCCGCGACCTTCCGGGTTGCGTGATGGCTCAGAAGATCGGCGGCGGCGACAAGATGCCGGAACTCTTCGCTTACGTGGAAGACATGGCGTTTGTGACCTCGCCGGAGTTTGAACCGCGTCTTGCTGCGGGTGCTGCTATCGGCGCAACTGGCATGAAGTCGGTAGGCGGCGTCAGTGTTGACGTTTACTCCTACGTGATCTTCGGGCAGGAAGCCTTCGGTCGTGTATCTCTCGCGGGTTCCGAGTCTGAGTCTGGTTTGGGCGGTGTGACCTTCACTGTGTTGAAGGATGCCGACAAGTCTGACCGCGACAACCGTCTCCGCATCGTCGGTGCTCAGTGGCACGATGGCCCCGTGATTCTTAACCAGAATTGGGCCATCACCGTTGAAGCCGGCGTCACCAATAACCCGGCCTAAGGAGTAGATCATGGCTAACCTTTACACTGATGCATACGGCTCTGTCGCCGTCCTGTCCACGGCTTCGGGTGCGGTAACGTCTACCACGTCCCGTATCTACAAAGGCCCGACGATCCAAGCGAAGGGAAACACCTGTACGCGTACCCATACGTACACAGGCACTATCGCAACCACGGACGTGTTGCATATCGCTGGTGGCTTGGTGACTGGCGAAAAGCTGGTATCCATGGATATCTCTTTCTCTGCCGATCCTGACACCGGAAACGACATCACCGTGGACATCGGAACGACCACGGACCCGGATGGCATCTTGAACGATTCCACCGGATTCCAGGCCGCAACGGACATTACCGTGCAGTGCAGCGGGCAGGCGGTTCCCACTCTGTTGGCGGTTCAAGGTGACGAGTACATCCTCACTGCCACGAACGCAACCGAGACTTCCGCGACAATCACCTTCACCATCGTAACGGCGGTTTAATCCCGAAAGGGCATCACATAAGGGGCGGCTTCGGTCGCCCCTTTTCATTGGAGAATTTATGATTTCGATTGACAAAGCCAAAGAGACCATGTTCCGCAACTCCACGAAAGAGGAATTGCGCGAATACTGCAAAATCTTGGGCGAGAAGTACCAGCCCGCACACGGCGAGCCTGCGCTGCAGAAGATTCTCTGCAAGGCGCTTGGCTTGAGCATGGACGTTTCCAATCCAGTAGCTTCGGTCATGGCTGCGATTAAGCCGACCAGCAAGGTCACTCCTGACATCAATCTAGATCCAGAGGGAATCTGGGGCGGCAAGCGTTTCCGTGTGCGTGTAAACCGCCCTGTGAGTGCCCATGACAAGGATGTTGGAACGCATATCTTCGCGAATGGCTCCTACGGTGGGACTGTGAAGGGCTATCCGATCCGTTACAACACGGTTCAAGTCATTCCTGCGCCGATTCTTACCCGGCTGCGCGAGATTGAGCTTCACCGCCACTATCAAGAAACCATCGGTAACGACGTTGTGACGGAATGGACGCCTGCTGAGCCTGTGTATACCGTGGAAGTCATCATGGTAGAGCCAGGGACCGAGGATTTGCCCTCTTCGTTGCTTGAGTGGTATCAGAAGAAAGGCCCGAACTGGTTCGCTGCGATCAAGAACATTCGAGAGCTTCAGGTGATTGCCAATAAGCTCGGGATCGACACGCACACGCGCAACCCGGAAAACAAGAAAACCACGCCGCTCACTGCTGAAGAGCTTTCCGCGAACATCAGCACCTTTGTCTACGGCTATCCTGACGTTATGCCAGAGGTTATCGCCGCGTGAACCGCCTCACGTTAACGCAGCGGCTCAATCAGGAAATCGGTGGTGAAACCACTGTGCCGACGACCACTATCGGGCAAACCGGGGAGCTTTTGCGTTACGTGAACTGGATAGATCAGGCTTGGCTTGAGATTCAGGAGGCGCAGAGAACGTGGCGTTTCATGCTGGCAGAGTCTACGTCTAACGACACGCTCGCCCTTGGCGCTGTGACTGTAACGCTAACTGGCGCTTCGTCGGACTATGAGGAACTTCGTCCCTACTTCGGGCATCGGTGCCCGTTTGTGCTGTTCTACAAGAGCAGCATAGGGACGACAGACTGCCAGGAAGTGGAGCTTTTGCCATGGGCTGAGTTTCACGGATTTTACGACAGTGGGAAGTTTGCAAACACATCGGGCCGGCCGCAGTTTTGCTCTCGGGCGCCTGACGGGACTTTGAAGGTGTTTCCGAAGGCTGACGTTGCCTACGGTGTGAAGTACGAATATCGCAAGACACCACAAACGTTTGCAGCAGACGCTACGGTCCCTTCGCTGCCCGTGAAATATCATCAATTGATCGTCTATCTCGCTCTGTGCTACTACGGCCGGAGCAATGAGTCTAATCGCGTTCTCAGATGGCTCGGAAATGGCCTGGACGATTGGAGTGTTCCAAGCTCTCCCCTGACCACTCTCTACCGGCAGTTGTGCGCAGAGCAGCTTAACCCGATCATCATGCACGGAACCATCTAATGCCTCAAAGCATCATCCTCACCGGGCTTGACCTTGTTCGCTCAAAGCAAGAAGCTGATCCCGGCTCCCTATCGGCCTGCGAAAATTTCGAGATATCGAACATTCGAGGGCTGACGAAGATTCAGGGGATTAATGCGTTTTCCGGCGGGGTGCAGAACGATGTGGTAGACCCGTATGTATTGCACTCTTACGGTTTTGGCGCGAGCTTCGATCCGCTCGATTTGAGCAGCAATCTTGTTGACGTGGTTAATCCCAGCACGTTTACAGAGGGGACTATTGTCAGCTGGGGTTCCGGAGGAAACTTCAATTACTCAACAGGAGAGCTTGCGAACGTAGACGGCACGGGCGTTGTGTGTTTTTTGCGCACGACCGGGGCAGAATTGATGCTTATCGCCCTCTGCAACATTCAAGGAAGACTCCCGGCAAGCCAAGACTTCATCACGAACGGCTCTGGCGGTTTTGCAATGGTGTCAACTGTTCCTTGGCTTGCCAGTAAGATTGTTGCTGACCTTGCGCCTTACGCGTTTGGCTCTTACACCAATACGGTTGACAGTATTTCTCAGTTGATCGCGGCTTTCGACTTGAGCGCTGATGAAAATACCCACGGATGGCCGCTTCCGTCTAATCCATTGGGAAGCGTTAAAGGCGGGTTTCTGTTTCGTGATCGCGCTTACGCAATTATGGATATTGAAACGCGCGCTTTCACTTTAGGGGCTGTAGAGCCAGCAGAAGGGGACACGCTGCTAGTCGCTTACTCAGGAACCTACCCTGCCGGTGGGTTGCTTGGCTATACCGTAGACAAGGTGTTCACAGATTCTGGGGATTGGAGCGCTGGGACCGCTGTCGGAAGGATTCAGTTGATACAGCTGATTGGCACCGATAGCTACAGTTCTATCATAAGACCGACCGATACTCAGAATCTGACGACCGGAGCCGGGAATCCTTTGCTGATGGGTGCTGTGGTTAGGTCAAGCAACGCCATCATGATGAAGCAAGGTGAGCAGACGGACGTTACGGATGGGGATATCTGGACTCGCGTTGATCTTGGGTACGAAGTTCGATTTTCATCTGGCGATGCTTTCCCTACCGTTCTCAACAGGTCTAACAGGGATTCATCGCTTGAAGCGACTGTAACCACTACGGACTGGGTGACGTTTGGGACGGCTTCAGGATGGACGAACAGTAGCAATGCTATTGACGGGTCTGCTGGAACATTCGCAAGCCAGTCTAACGATGGCGTTGTGCGCCCGCCGCTCGTGTGTACCAACGCAGGTTTCAACCTACCGAGTACAGCGGTGATCCTCGGGATAGAGGTAGAAGTGGGCCGGAGAAAACAGGCAACCGGGTTTATTTCGGCTAGAGACAGAGAAGTCCGATTGGTGGGTGTTCCTGGGCAGTCGCAGGACAAAAAGAAAAACGAGTTGTGGCCAACTGTAACCGCCACCGCTTCTTATGGCGGGGCATCTGACCTTTGGAATACGAGCCTTTCTGCCGAGGTAGTGAACAGCTCAAGTTTTGGCATGAGCATTTCCGCAGAAGCAGTTAATGGTTCGGGCGGAAACGACAGGCAGATTGACTCTGTTCGCGTTCGGATCACCTACAAAGACCGGTCTTCTCTTGTGTACTTCGGTGATACGGCAACAACTGCGATTACATCGGTTACCAGCGTAACGACAACCGCAACAGTCACCACAACCGCAGCCCATGGGTTCACTACAGGGCAGTCGGTTACTATTTCTGGCGCGAATCAGGCTGAGTACAACGGCACCTACACCATTACGGTGACGGGCCTTACTACGTTCACCTACACGTTTGCAGGATCGGCAACAACACCAGCAACTGGGACTATCGTTGCCTTCCGGAACTTCTCGACAGCAAGGGTAATCTGGTATCACAAGGAAAAGGGCGACTGGACTACGAATGACGCACAAGGAACGCTGACCTTGTACGAAGTATCGGCGCCATCCGCCATTAAGGCCGGGCAGATTATTCGCAACAGCGCTGGCGCAAGCGGGACGACCTATGCAACCGCAGCGTCTGCATGCGAGCGAGTTTATCTGGCGTCTTCAAACGCGCAGGAAACGAATGCTGCTCAGTGGGATATCACGGATCAAGTGAATTTCTTCGGGTCAGTAGGACTTGAACAGGTCTTGATGGCTTCTGGCGCAGACTTCGGCGGAACGTTTGACGGGACGTATTACATCCGCGTCAGGACCGGCGTAGAGGCGAATCAGGACAAGCCTCGGCATGTGGTGAAGCATCTTGACCAAGCGTTCTGGGGCTACATCCAGGGCGTTACCATAGCCTCCGATTTGGGATATCCGGAATCTACAGCTGGTGTCGTGGGTGGGACGCTTGGCGGCTCTAGCCCTATCAGCGATGACACAAGCACGTATCCGACATTCGCGGGCGGTGCTCAGCAGGTCCTGCACGGGGATTCAGTCTACGGTTACATCGGTCTTTCAAAGCAGTCCATGGGCGTGATGTGCCGTAACTCTATCCGGCAGATTGTTGGTTCTGGCGGCGCTTTGGTCGATGACGTTATTTCAAGCGAATCTGGAATCATTGAGTACACATTGAAAAATGTCGGGCAACCTGTGTTCTGTGACTACAGGGGAATAGGGACGGTCGCGGCTACGGACGCTTTCGGAGACTTCGCTCGTGGCCGTCTAAGCGACCCCGTTTCACCATGGTTACTTCCAAGGCTTCAGCAGGCTGGGTCTACGATGCTGTCGAACACAGGGCCTATCGGTGCTCAGGTTATTAGGAACAAAAACCAGTATCGAGTGTTTTTTAGGGACCGGTATTGCTTGACTATGACGATGGTCGGCAATGGGTACGACAATCCCCAGTTCACGACTCAGTACCTTCCTTTTGTTCCTGCGTGTACTTTTACCGGAGTGACTTCAGGCGGGAAAGATATGCTATTCCTTGCGCCTTATGGAATGGCTGAATACGGCGCTTTCTCGAATGACCTAAAGGCGGAATACGAAGACGATACGGACATCACGATTCACGCGAACGTTTACGCCCCGAGTTTTCTTTACCAAGGTGATGTAGGGACGACTTGGGATAGGAAGCTGCCAATTAACGCATCGTTTGAAATCAACGGCGGCGCAGCCGGAAGAGAATGGGAAGTCAAGCACTACGACAAGATGTTGGTGCATGGACAGTGCTACGGATTCGCTCCATTCGGCGCACGATTCGCCGTGAACTTTGAAGAGGTCGGGACAGGAACGCCGCAAAACGTTAATGGCGGGTCAACCTCTGGCGCAGGCTCTTTGGCTTTCGATCTCAAGCCTTTCTCAAAGGTCGAGAAGGTCAGAACTTCAATCGGTTCCGATGGCTATGCCCTAACGATTCAGTTCGTCTCTAATGGCGATTCCGTATACGGCGCTACCACTACACAAACCAGTCCGTATAAATTCCGTCCCTTCACGATCCAGTCTATAATTCTCATCAGCGAACCACTCAAGACGAGGCCATCAAATGCCGGCACCTAATCAGAATTGGATTGTCGATCCACGTAGGCCGCTGCTTAGTCGTTCTACGGGGACGCCGGGAACCGGAGCGCAGGGCGGGCCATTGCCTCCTGGGATGACCAGCAGCGGGGAAGGTTACACACGTCAGGTTCAAGGGAATGAACTTGCCGGGACTCACATGGAAGAGCTTGGCCGTGGGGATAACCGAATCCTTCAGCAAGCCCGTCAGCGTGGTGTCATGGCCGGAGCTTCCCGAGGTGGGATCAATTCAAACCTTGCAGCTGCGGGTGGTGAACAGGCTTGGCTTGACGCTGCCGGACAGGTGGCTATGCAGCAGGCCGGAGCCTACGGAACCGCAGCAGGACAGAACCTCGATTCTCTTCGTCAACAGCGGATGAGCGCAGAAGGTAACGCGGCGCAGATTCAGTCTGCCGACATCGGGGCAGGCGCTTCTATGTACGGTGCCGACAGGGATTTCGAGGCCGCACGCGAAAGGAATGTTCTGGATCGTGACCGCATGACCCAAGAACGCGACTTGACCCTGAGTGACCGAGAATACCGGGCTGGCGAGTCACAGAGGGAACGCGACTACAACACTGGACGGGATGAAACTCAGTTCGGGTATCAGCGTCGATTGAATGAAGATCAGTATGGTTATGACCAGCAGGCCAGAGACGCTGACTTGATGCGCACCGTAGCCGGCGAGACGTACAGTCGTTTTCTTGACGATCCTGAAACCTGGGACGAATATTCCCAGTCAGGGGCTATTGAACTGTTCCGTCGTCTCTTTGACCAGTCGCGCGCGCCTCGTGGTGGTGGTTCTACTCAGCCGGTCCCTAACGGTCCATGATCGTCATTGATGACTTCCTTCCCGACTTCGATTTAGTGAAGTCGTTTATCGCTGACGTTGAGTACGGCGATTACGAAATGGAAGGGAAGCACTACACCGGAGTGGGGCAGGTTACGTTACCGGTGAAGGCTCTGATTGAGAGACGGTTAGGGCCGGTCAAGATCAAGGCGAACCATCTGAGGATGGCGCGTTCCGATACCCCACTGACTCACTACATCCATACCGACAACTACGGTACAGCTTTGGGAATGGTTCTTTGTCTACAGGCTCCGGATTGTCCATCTGGGACTGCGTTTTGGAGACACAAGGAAACTGGGTTAGATAGACTTGAATTACCGGATACGAAAACGGTATTGGACTCTGAAGAGTTGTGTTCTGACGCTGCCATTGTCGCAAGATGGCGTCGATTCTCCTATTTCAATGAAGCGATCCAGAACGAAGACGAATGGGAAATGACAGAGCTTGTAGAGTCAGTAGAGAATCGAGCTGTGATCTTTGAAACCAATCGTTTCCACTCTCGCTGGCCAAAAGACATGCCTATTGCGCTAGGTGAAAAACCGCGTATCGTCTGCACTGTGTTTTTCGACAAACTATGAAGATTCTTCACTGGTTGGAATGTGACGACAGACAAGAAGTCATGGAAGGGAACCGTGTTTGCCTTTCCAGTGGCATTACCTTTTTCCTCAACCATGACGACAACACCGCATTGATGAATGAGAACGCTGCCACGCGAGAAGACCAGCTAGAAGCGTGCAAATTGATGGTTTCGTTTGGCTACACCCCTATGGAGGCTAAGTAATGGAATTTTGGGCAATTGCAGCGGTTTCCGTAGGTACTGCGGCTGTAGGCGCGTATGCGTCTAGTCGGTCTAGCCGAGGAAACACAAAGGATCAGATCGCGGCTGACAAAGAGATAGCGAGAATCCAGGCAGACGAAGGTCGCCGGTCTACTCTTTTCGAGTCGGATTTGAATGACTACAACGTCCAACTTGCGAAACAGCGTAAGCGTGACGCACGTACGGGGACACTCGACAAGTTCAGTCAGATTCCAATCCCCGAGGTCTATGAGCGACCGCCATTGCTTGTTGCCAAACCCACCCTTCCACCTATCGTCAAAGACCCGGTGAAGAAATGAGCGTACCGATGCAGCAGATGCCGCCGATGGGCGCGCCGCAGGGACAACCACAAGAACCTGAAATGGAAGTCAACCAGCTTTCAGAGGAAGACGAAAAGGACATTGATATCGCCGTTGCTCGCGCGATGGAATTTATCCAGAGTCCAGAAGGCGGGCAGGATGGAACTGAAGTTCTGGTAAAGCTATTGAGCGGGAAGAATCCAGAGCAGCAGCTTGCGATGTTCTTCACGCAGATGATCGAAGCCGTGATGACTGACGCTCAAGACGCAGGACTCGAAATCAATCCGGTCGTGTGGTTCGCCGAAGGTGGCGCGATTGACGAGATTGCCAATGAGCTTGACGACCTTTTACAAGGCCAATTCGACATTATCGGCATGATGGATGCGGTCAAGGAACAGATTCGAAAAATGTTGGGCGAACGTGGTCAACAGTTGAAGGCGCAGATGGAAGGCGGACAACCGCAAGAGGGTGCCCCGCCTGAGCAGCCGCCAATGCAAGAACGCCCGCCACTACTCGCACGAGGCTAATATGGGTGCTGACGCTTACGCCGCTATCGGCGCTGGATTCTCTAGGCTCTCAGAGCTTTTTGCTCAGAAGCTCGGCATGTCCATGGAAGAGAAAAGGGCATTGGCTCACGAAGAGGCTATGCAGAAACGCGCTATTGCGGCTGAAGAGCGTGCAGAGAAGCGCGCCATCGCTGCGGAAGATCGTCAATTCAACCGTCAAACCCAAACCCCTGTAGAGCGCAGAGCCTTTCAGTCAGGTGCCGAACAAGGACCGCCTCTTTTGATGATTGACAAATTGAACCAGTTCGGCGAGTCGGTTGGTCAGGTTCCTGCAAGTGCGCGCGAGAAAGAGGATTTTGCTGCTAATGCACGAAACGCAGCTGAGAAAGAGGCTTTGGAAGGGCGCGAGTTCAAGGATGGATTCTGGATCGACAAAAAGAAAGGAACTGCCACCCCAGACGAACGTTACCTTGAGCAGCAAGTCAGGGAACGTGCCGCAGGACGTACCAATGTCACAGTCAATGCCGATGGCACGCCGCCTACTGGGTTTGAAAAAGCGTTGGACAAGAAAGATGCCGAGTTCTATGACAGCCTTCGCTCTCAGGCACAGACCGCCACAAGCACACTCGACAACCTGAAGGTCATCAAGAATGTTCTGCAGGGCACGAAGACCGGCAAAACGCAGGAATTGCTTGCCCAGGCTGGGCAGTATTTCGGAACCGATCTTGGTACGGATATGCAGACCTTCAACGTAGCCGCCCGTCCGCTGTTCTTGAACATGGCCGAACAGATGAAGGGCGCTTTGTCCGATAAGGATCGCGAAATCTTGCAGCAGGCATCCCCGAGCTTCGGTATTGATCCGAAGGCCAACGAGGTTGTCATCGGCATCCTTGAGCGTGCCGCTAACCGTTCGCAGTCTACGTTTGCCGAGGCTGACGATTACGCGCAGAAAAATCGAAGTCTTCGTGGATTTACACCTGCTAGCGCTAAGGCTCCGAAGCGCCCGGAAGAAAAGCCGGAAGAAGGCGCCTATACGGTTGGTAAAGAGGTCACGGTCGGTGGTAAGCG